AAGCTCGAGTTCTTCATTCGGCTGGTCGATTACGTCTAGTCCGTCCATTGGGTGGTCACTCCTAGTTCAGTGCTTTTCCTGAGTAAGAAATCTTCTGCTTCACTGGCACGCCGCCGGCATCCACGCCTTCTTTTTCCTGCGTGATTTCATGCAAGTCCGGTGTTGGTTGAACATCTTCAGGCGCGACAGTCACGCCATATTCCTTCTGCAGCATGGCGGTCTGGGCCACTGGGCCAAGCTTGTCGATCGCCACCGTAACCGATGGCTTCACTTCAGGCATTGCCGGCGCGGGCGAGAGCTTCGTGGCCATGTCGCTATGACCCTGCCAGTGCAGCATCAGGTTCTGAAAGATTTGCGGCTGCTCACGCTTCAGCTTCTGGCCTTCGGGCGAATTGATCTTGTTGTAGCAAACGGCCGCTTCGATCACATGGTTCACGCTGGCATCCTGCTCAACTGGAACCGAGCTAACCTGCGGCGGAATCTGCGCGATCGCCTGCTGTACTTGCTGCATAGCCTGCTGGCCTTCGGGCGACTGCGATTCTGCCTGGGCCTGGGGATCAGTAGCTGCATGCTCTTGAGATTGCTGCAGCGCTACCTGCGCCTGAATCAACGCCGGGTTGGGCTGTGGCGCAGTCTTCAGCAGGATTTCAAACTCTTCCTGCTGCTTGCGTACCGAATCCGTTCCCGCGATCAGGATGCCGAAACGCTTGGTGACCTTATTCAGCGCCTCAAAGTTCATCGGATCGTTTAATGATTGCGCCAGGACTGGCACATTGGCCGCATTTTCAACCGCATCCATCAACCGCTGTTCTTTTTCTGCCTCAGACTCAGGAAAGCCGCTGTCGGCTTGCGGGAAGCAGTATGCATCACCATTCGCCATCTTGCCCATGTCGACAGAGATACGACCGACGCCTGGAACCATGCCCGAAGCTGTTCCTTTGCGGTTTTTACCTGCCCATTTCGCCGCATTGCCGCAAGAAATGGCGATTCCCCAATTCATCGCATTGAACGGCGTCCCGAACACCTGTAATGCCTGGTCGCGCTGGATGGTAATGCCGCCAACCGTGTCAGTACCGTCCGTTCCACCGAACATCGAAGGGCTGGCACCATCCAGAATGGTCGGCAATGCTTCTGTCAATGAATCGATGAATTCTCCCAGCTGCGCCGGTGGTGTCGGAACCTGTTCGATCCCGGTATACGAACTGATGTCTTCGCCGGCGTCGCGCGTCACGGGCATAGAGTATGCCGGGTCATTGCGCTGTTGCGTGATCGACTCTGACTTGATCTTCTCCGCATCGTGCATCTTGCGAGGAACACACGCGGTCATGTACCTGTTGAACAGGCTGAAGTCGTAGTTCAATACCTTTTGCACGACAAGGTTATTGGAGCCAATTGCGCGCCGGTTCTGACCTGTGCCATCCCGCGAGTACAGGATGATAACGCTGTCATCCATCTTTTCGTTGCGAATGTAAGCGAACTCGCCGCCGATGAAAACAATGCGCGCGCCGTCTTCGCAGATGCCACGAAAGAGCTTGCGAATAGCCTCATCCGGAATGTCTCGGAACTGCGACGGCCTCACCCACCAGGTAGTTTCGGTCACCGCGCGATCGGTTGCATTGCTGGTGAATCCAGTCTGGTTCTGTACGGCATTGCGGACGGTCAGACGGCAGGTTCGCGCTATCTGGCCCCCGCCAGCATTCGCGGAGATGTTCGTCACCCACGAATACTTCTCTTTGGCAACCGCTAAATCAATCTCGCGCTCACGCTTGCACCAGGGCAGCGGATCCTCTTCGTCAATCGACATCGGTACTGCGAATTCGAGCTTGCCATAGGCTCGGGTAAGCTCGCGAATCGCCGGGGCACCATCTTCCATGCCAAACCGCTGTGCGTCAGCAATTGACTCTGTAATCAGCGCAACGCGATCATCAGTGTAGAACAGTCCACCCGTCTTGACACACAGGCTGCGAACGTTTGTTGCCAGCTTCCACAGGTGCTTGTATTTCTCTGATTGATCGGCGAATTGCTGATCGATCGCAGACTCTGGAATCTTGGCAAAGAACTCAGGTTCGGGGTCTTTCACGGTCACGGCGGCGACAATCTTGTCCTTTCGCGCGCCGTACATATTGATCGACCACATCTTGCCTTTATCTTGCTGCGTGATAGCCCCAGCGCCAACTCCAGCGCCACCAGCCGTGCCTACAATCGTCCATGCACCCGTCTTATCGTTCGTCAGCCATTGATAGCCGCGGTCAAACAGTCTCGCTTCTGCAGCCTGTACCACTTCCCAGATGCGTGCGGCGTCCTCATACTTGCACGATCCCTCAACCATTGTCTTGATTGCCGCAACATTGTCTGTTCCCAACTCATCGGGACCAAACATATCCTCGGGCGACATCTCAAACGGCGCGTACAACCCCAGGTTGAGTTTGGACGTGTCCATCGCCGTCAGGCCAAGAGGCTTTACGTCGTCGGTGTTCTCAACTGCCGGAAAAGCTGGAGATGCCACTATTTCACGACCTCATAGAATTTCGCTTGCTCTTGGATTGCGTCGGCTTGCATTTGCTCGAAGGATGGCTGGATTTGAAGAATGGCTTCCACTTTGGATCCTGCACTCTTTGGCATGTCGGACACCCAATTGCCAGGGGTTATCTCCTTAAAGCCGATACCGAAAGGTGAAGGTGCCCCAGCATTTCTCAGGTCGGCCTTCGGCATCTCGACTCGTATCGCCTCGCACACCAGGTCAATCAGCCATGCGCGTAATTTAGCTTTCATGCTCTTGCGAACAATCTCGGTTCCCGGTACTCCCACGCCGCCGCCTATTCCCACCAGTTGCCTCCTTGCGCCTGCTTCTCACTTCTCGTGTGCTCGCGCAACTGAATCAAGTAGTTCGCGATCGGATCAGGCGTAGCTGCCAGTTCGCGCCGTACCTGTTCCGCGTGCGGTACCGATGCTGGCCTGCCAACGATGTGATAAATCCCATACCCGGCGCCTTGCAGCGGATCGTCGCCAGTAAACTCCGCGATCATCTCCGGCCGCTTGTCATCTCTCGGCGCTGCAATCAGCGTGTCAATCAGCTTCGGGCAGTCGTCACAGATGAGCCAGTTGCGAACCTTGTTCTTACCTGCTGGAATCTCTTTGCGCAGCAGGTTGTACATTGTCTGTTCGCGGCCCAGCTTATCTTTGCCGGAGTTCAGCGGCAACGGAATCCCGTATGGCCTGAGCACGGCGCCTAATCTCATCGCAACAGAGTTCGCTGAAGCTCCGAAGGTTTTTGTGGCAGTCGAGGCAAACGCGTCGTGACTGAACGGAAACGCTACGATCTTCGGAAAGTTGCCCTTCTCGTCTACCAGCCATGCAATCATCCTCTCGCCCAGCATTTCCGGGTCGTGGTGTTGCAGCATTAACTCTCTGGCGGTACGAATCACGCCATGATCGTCCATGTAATGCCGATAGAGCGCCGTCCAGTGTTCGAAACCCCAATCGCCAGAGATCCACTGCCGATGCCAAGGCTGTGGGCTCCACTCATCCGCCGAGATCACGTTCAGTGCGCGGTCAAACGCGCCAGTGAAATATCCCCCCGTGACATCCCACGAACCATCCATCAGCGCCTTACGCAGCGCTTCTGGCAAGCTCATCAACCCGGCAATGAACACCGGATCATTCGCATAGATCGGGTTATCGAGATACGTGCAAGGAAAGTAAGCGTAATCCTCAGCCTTGTACTGGCTGCGCTGATTCGCGTCCATCTCATCGTGTGGACGGTGGTCAACAAAGAGAGCCTTTACCCAGGTAGTGCCAACCCCAACAGGATTTCCAGCCCCCATCCTTCTAGCGTCTTGGCTTACCGGACAGCGATTCCATGGCGCGATCCCGCTCCACTGCTTCCACGTGAATTCGCACAATTCGTCGTAATAAACGTCTTTCCATTGACCTTGCCAGCCAAAGATATCGTCTTCATACTGGCACGATCCAAACCGAGTCAACGCACCATTCAGCCAAAGAACTTCAAATGGCTTCTCGGTGAACTTGCGATACAGTGATCGATCAACCTTCTCGCGAAATCGCGTAACAAGCGTGTTTTCGAGCATCGGCTGTGTGCGCCGAAGGAATAGCGTCTGAACCTGTTTGGCGTCGTCAACGTTGAACTCGTTGACCGTCATCAGGTTTTCCATCAGCATCATCGTTGTCTTGCCTGGACCAGCAGCCCCACCCCCAAAGCGATACCGCGCAGCTGACGCATGAAACTTGCGCTGCATCGGATAGGGTGAATATGAATCTCGCAGATCAACAACTGCGCGCTCGAAGCCCTCAGTCACGCGGAGGCCGCGGAATATCTGTGACCAGCGTTACGCCGATGTTGCCGCTATGCTCTTGCTGGATCTTGTCGCCATACTTCGACGGCCGGCGCTTGCTCATTGCCCACTTTTTGTTATCGAGCCTCATTCTTTGCCAAGCTGCCCAGCCTGCATCCGTGAATCCCTTGACTGTTGGCGGCCGCTCATCGTTCAGCGCGTCGAATTCTTCAAACTGCAAATCAGTCGCTATCTTATTCGCGCGCGCGTACTGTTCAGCAAGCTCGCTATGCTCATCACACCAAAGCAGAAATGTACTCGGCGCAAGTCCAACAATCGAACAGGCTTGTCGCAAACTCTTGGCAATTTCCTGTTCTGCAAGCAAGTCGCAAACTGTCTTCGCTTTGGCTGCGTCAAACGCCATATTGTGTCATTCCTCGATTGAAGCAGTCAACTGCCTCCTGAAATGTACAGAAAACAGACGGGATGCTTTCTTCGGAATTTACGGACGTAAATTGGAGCATCCAATAGCGCGGAACCCAATTCCTATACGGAACAGAACTCCAAATCCTCGCTTTAGCCATGAACTTGACTCATTCCGCGATTAAAAG